GGAGTTTCAGCAGGTACAGTGGGTTCAACAGGAGCAACGGGCTCGGCAGGAGTTTCAGCAGGTACAGCAGACTCAACCGGAGTCTCTGCGACATAGGTCTCGGCGTTGATGGTCTCGGCGCTCATTTCCTGCGCCGGAACCTCGACAACAGGCTCAGCCCCGGCTACGATAGGGTTTGCAGCCACCTTGGCACTTGCGGGCAGACGAGCGATGGACTCAGTCTTGGTCTCGCCGCAGCCAGTGCAAGTGTAGGTCTTGACACCCTCATGCTCAGTGGTAGGCTCGGTGGTAACGACACCGTTATCCCAAGTATGGTCTTTCTTGGGCGTGGTAGAGAGAACGGTGCTCACTTCACCGCAGACGGTGCAGTAGATTTCGGTGCGACCCTCTTCCTTGCAGGTAGGCTCAATGACACGCATCTCGGCATGGTGACCGGTGGAGTGTACAATGTTGTCCTTGTAAGAGAAGCTGTCATCCTCATTGCACTTGTGCATCGTGTAGCCGTCCTCGGTGCAAGTCGGCGGGACAACGGTAACAGTGAAGGTGTACTTGGTGGGCAGGACCTTTTCAGTCATGGTCGCGTCGCAGTTCTTGCAATGCAGGGTCTTGACGCCGTACTCGTCATGAGTGGGCTGGGTAGTGATGACACCCTCATCCCAGATATGACCAGTACCACCATAGGAGTAGGTCATGGTATGGGAAGCATCGCGCTTGCAGTGCATCAGCATAGTGCCCGGCTCGGTGCAGGTAGCCTTTTTCAGGCATTCGGTGTGCTCGAAGTCCCAGTCGTGGCTGCCGATAGCGGGCATAGGAACGAGAATTTTGCTGTCGCAGCCATCATTGGTGCAGTACATCCAACGCTCGCCCTCAGTCTCACAAGAGGGCTCCTTGACAATTTCACCGAGACCCGTGTACTCGTGGACATGGACCTTGGCAATGCTCTCGGTCTTGGTCTTGTTGCAGACGGTGCAGGTATAGGTCTTGATGCCCGGCTCGGTGGCAGTAGGCTCCTTGGTGATAACACCCTCGTCCCACTGATGCTCCTCATTGACGGGGATATCGCGGACATGCTGCTTATCGTTGCAGCGTTCACAGACCTTATCTACGCTGCCAGTGTCCTTGCAGGTGGCGGGAGTAGTGACTTCCTTGTACTCATGACCCAGCGCAGGGACGATGTTGTCCTTGAAGGACTTGGTGGCATCTTCCACGCACTCGTGCATGGTATAGCCGTCCTCCGTGCAGGTAGGAGCGACCACGGTCTCGTTGTAGGTGTAACCCAGAGCCGGAATGCTCTCGGTGTAGGTATCACCACAGTTGTGGCAGGTGAAGGTCTTGACACCGTTCTCGGTGTAGGTAGGCTCGGTGGTCACAACGCCGTCATCGTAATCGTGACCGGTTGCGGGGATGACCTCGGTGTAGGTATGGCTCTTGTCGTTCTGGCAAGTGAAGGTTTTGACGCCATCCTCAGTGCAGGTAGCAGCCTTGGTGACAACGCCGTCATCGTAGTTATGACCCAGCGCGGCAATCTCCTCGGTCTTAGTCTCGGTGCAGCCATCGTTCAGGCACTTGTAGGTCTTCACGCCGGAAGCCTCACAGGTAGCGGGCGTGGTGACAGTACCATCATCCCACTTGTGACCCACAGCCGGGATGACCTCAGTCTTGGTCGCGCCGTCACGAGAGCAGGTAAAGGTCTTCTCGCCATCCTCAGTGCAGGTAGCAGCCTTGGTGACGACACCCTCGCCCCAATCATGGTCCAGAGCGTCCACGAAATCGCGGTTCTCGGTCAGCGTAGCGTCCTGGTCGCAGATGTAGACGGTGTAGCCCTGCTCAGTGCAGGTGGGAGCAACCGTATCACCCTTGTGCCAAGTCTTCTCCACCATCGGGATATCCTCGGTATAGGTATCACCGCAAGCAGAGCAGGTAAAGGTCTTGACGCCCTTCTCGTAGATGGTCGCTTCCTTGGTCACAACACCCTCATCATAGGTGTGCGGGGTCTTGTCGGTGAAATCGCCCTTGTAAGTAAGACCCGGAACCTCATTGCACTCATAGATGGTATAGCCCTCAGAAGTGCAGGTAGGAGCAACGACCTGCAGGATGTGGTAGGTCTTGTCCAGAGAAGGAATCTCCTCAGTACGGGTCTCACCGCAATCCTTGCACTTGAAGGTCTTGATGCCGGTCTCGGTGTAGGTGGCAGCTTTCGTCACGGTGCCGTTATCCCAGCTATGACCCTTGGCGGCAACATAGTTGTCGTTGTAGTTCATACCGCCCCACTCGTTGCAGATATGCTCATCATAGCCCTGCGTGGTGCAGGTGGCGTCATGATGGCGCACGGTGAAGGTGTAGACGGGCTGAGACTTCTTCTCGGCGGGAGTGGCAGCGGGAGTCACAGCAGCAGGCTTCTGGGCAGGAGTCTTGGTGCCGGTGGTGGTTTTATGGGTGTTGTAGACGGGAGCCTTGGCGGGACCATCCTTAGTAGAAACATTGTCGGGGTTCGTGTTCTGGCTGGCAGCGGGCTTCTCAGCCTTGTCGGAAGCAGCCTCAGACTCAGCGGTCTTGTTCTCGGTGCTGGCAGCATTGGAATCGGGCTTGCTCTCGGCTTCACTCTCAGCCTTGCTCTCGGACGCCGCCGCGCTGGTATCTTCCTTCTCGGCAGTGTCGGGGGTTTCGGACTGTGCGGTGCTTGCAGAATCGCTCAGGCTGGTGGAAGGAGCAGAAGAGGCAGCATCCTGATTCTTCTTGCCCTTACATCCGGTAACAGAGATTGCGACTGTAGCAGCCATGGCAACTGCAAGCACATTCTTCATCATAGACTTTTTGCGCATGATTTTACTTCTCCTTTTTACTGTGTGGGGTGAGTCCCCACATCAACGAAACGATGTGAAGAGCGGAGGACTTCTGATATTTCGTTTTCCCTGTCGCTCTATATGCATTATACCACATTTTTCCTTGAAAGTGTACTGAGTACAACCATGATTAACGTAATGTTCACAAATCGCAACAGAATCCGAGAGGCTCCTATCGGGGAAAAAACGATTCTGGTACGATGAAAAGAAGCGCAAATATGTAAAAAGCAGCCGGGTACAGAGTGTATCCGACTGCTGATGGCGGATAGGGTAGGATTCGAACCCACGGACGCGGATGCATCTCTGGTTTTCAAGACCAGTTCCATAAACCACTCGGACACCTATCCAAGAATCAGAGAGTGTTAGCCGCAGAAATCTGCGTTGCCCGCCATCTACCGCGTGGAGGTCGCTCTCAAAAGATGGCTGACGAGACGAATTTGTCTCGCCCATGCCGCAGCCGTTTTCGCCACTCGGCATGATGTTTTCGGCTTGACGTAACCCTGTGTAAATGACCCTCAGGTGGGGGCGGTGCGGGCAGGATTATCGTCTTCGTGGTGTAGTTAAGGAGTACCGCACCAAATAAATGACCGTACTGCGCTTGTGTAACAGTACAATGCACGCCCAGAGACGATTTCCAAGATGGAGATGTGTCTGGTGGTGGAAGCAAAGGGATTCGAACCCTCGACCCCCTGCTTGCAAAGCAGGTGCTCTCCCAGCTGAGCTATGCCCCCATGATGGCGGGAAGGACCCGCCAGTAATTACGCGTAGTGAAGTTCGCCGTACTGTTTGACCTCGCGCTCCAGATGCAGCGGAATGGTCTTGGCGCTCTTTTGCGTGATATCCTCACGTGTCAAAAGGCGCTCATCGACGCCAGCTGCCTGCAGAACTTCGTACAGGTTCGAGGGGCCGGTGCCGTCGTAACCCGCAGTTAAGCCATTGACCTGCAAAGCGAAGCCGTGCAGATGCGGTGCCAGACCCGGTACAAAATCGAGTTCAACAACGACTTCGTTACTGTTCTCGTCCACGCGCTTAACCGAGAGAGCACGGATGTTCTGACTTCCGAAGGTCTCAATCAGCTTCTTAGCCGCCGCTGCGGTTTCAATCGTTGATGTGCCTTCGACGTTGATAATTGCCTGCTCCATCTGAATCATCTCCTTCCCACTTAGAGTTGTCATGCGCTATAGCAGATAACGCTCTGCCGTGCAGGGCTTTACGTTGCCCATTCGTGTTCGGTTCCGGCTACGACGACTTCCGTAAGGACTTAGCCAACCGTCAGCAAGTGCATGCCCCCGCTGACAGCTTCTTGGGCGGATTCTCAAAGAGCGCGTCACCCAATCGGACCGTGGAGCTTGATGGCAGACTCGAACTGCCGACCTGCGCGTTACGAATGCGCTGCTCTACCAACTGAGCTAACCAAGCACGGTAGGGTGTTTTATGCTGGTTATCACCCCTCAGCGAGGAAGCCAACCTCGCGTCCAGCACCATCCGGTAGCAACCCCGGAGGATTCTGCGCTGTATCCTCTCCGATGTTTTTCAGCACCATTCGCGACTGATGCCGAGACTTTCGGATACCTTCAGGTGCAGCACCTGTTTGCCGATTGATTTTTTGGCTGTCCGTTGGCATTCGACAGCGGACCACAAGTGGACCATGCTCGCCAAATTTAATGTCGTGGCGTACGGTGACGGCGACGGTGGAGCGGGCAGCGGGATTCGAACCCGCGTGACCAGCTTGGAAGGCTAGTGTATTAACCCCTATACGATGCCTGCATGAGAAAAAGCGGGTGAACCCTCTCTTAGCCCCGCCATGATGTCCGTTTAGTAGGTCGTCATCCCCGAAACATCATCTTTATGTCTCTTAGCGATTCCGCGAATCTCTGCGTGGACGATACGAAAGAATCCGGAAAAGCATTTTGGACACTGGTCAACTTCAATTCAAGCCCTGCCGTTACTTCCCTGTCAATTCGGGTCAACGGAATGCTATGGGCTGTGTAAGACTGCGGCAAACTTACCAGATGCCGCGCAGCAGTCTCGCCTTTTTCGGCTATGTCGCGTCTGGCTGCGCCCCGGCTTAACGGGGATGCTCGTACGATGCATGCTTAGCGGGACGAGATTTGTTGTTTCTGCGCCGAAGCACAAGAGGAAGCACTCGCCCACACGGCTTCCTGACCGTTTAGGATACCGTTTGCACAGGGAATGCAATGCGGTTCCTGAAAGGACATTCGTCAGTGACAAGCATAGTCGCTGTCCACCACCCGCCGCGTGGAGGCTGTCCCATCGGGTGGCTGAGTGTGCCGAGGTATGGACGCACTCAGATAGGCGCTACCTATCATGGTGTTTTAAGGCGGGAGCTGCCCGCCATCAGGCAAATCAGTACATCGGTGTGACCCTTTCCTTGATTTTGACATTCGGACGCGGTAATTACTGCATCGGAGTGCCCTCCCTGTTTTATTTGACCTGCTAGAATCGCTTCCAACAGGTCATGGCTCTGGCAGGTGGAGTTGAACCACCTTTTCCCGTGCGCTGCGGGCGAATTAACCATGGTGCATTGCAACCTTCGTATTCGATACCAGAATATTTCGGTCATTTTACGTCCGACCGATTGACATGAATAGCCGGTTTAACGTCATGGCATGGACGATGGGTGCGGAGACAGGACTTGAACCTGCAACCGCCAGCGTATGGGGCTGGTAAGCTACCTTTGCTATACTCCGCGTGGCGGGTCGTACTGGGTTCGAACCAGCGACGCTCGGATTAACAGTCCGATGCTCTGCCGACTGAGCTAACGACCCAAGAGAAAAGACATTTGCCACGGGGAGCTCAATACCCGTGTTACCGCCGCTCGCCGCGAGGAGGCTGTCTTTATGAGCGGCAACTCTTATGGGATACCAGATACGATGCTTGCCGCCGCTCTACAACCAGCTGCAAGCAGATGTGTATGTAAGTGTGTGTAAAACTATGATGTTGTTTCGGAGCATATCTGGTATCTTCTAAGAGTTTTATGTTATCTGCGAAGATGTTTGCCAAGCTAAGGGAGGTTAAGCCTGTTGCCCGATGCCGACCGCGTGGAGGTCATCTTCCCGGCATCAGCTTCCGACAGGATTCGAACCTGCAACCTGCTGCTTACAAAACAGCTGCTCTGCCATCTGAGCTACAGAAGCATATTCGGGAGAAGTAACTCTCCCGAAAAAATGGGTAAATTACCCTACTACCAATTATCTGCAATTCGCATATTTTGTCAACACAAAAGTGCCACATACAGTGTCCAGAACGGAAAATGTTGTGCATAAGCACAACATATAGTACTTTCTGTTTCTGTACTTGCATTATACCATATTTTGGCGCGAAAGTGTATCAAATACAAGTATGATTTACAAAATGTTCAAACACTTTCCCGGGCTCGATGCGCTCCGGAAATCGCAGACTCTTGTTGCCGACGCGATGCATCCGGTGGTCGATGACATCAGAACGGCGCATCTGTTCCGCGTTCACGCAAAAGCCTGTACCGTAGTATTGCATGTAGTTACTTCGCTGCTCTTTGTTTTCCGCAGCCCTCCCGAAAGGTCTTCGTTCATCGTGGACGAACACCGTATCCGAGCACAGAGCGAAATTGAGATAGTGCATTGCCGCCATGCGCTCAAAGACATATATTTGCCTGGTCTCGGTGAAATAATAAAAGATATAGTCAGCTTCCTTATACAGCCATCCCTTCGAGTGCTTGGCTATCGCTTTTTGGTATTTTCCAAACCGCAGCAGCTTGTCATCTTCGCCGATTGCGAAACTATTCACCGCTGTTTCGAGGAAGACATTTCCGGTTTTGTAGGTGTCAGCCTTGGCTTCAACCGTGAACGAAGAGCCGTCCTTCCGGTATACAACGAAGTCGATGTCGTCTTCCTGATATTTCTTGTCATCTCGTACATCCGAAAATCCTGCAATCCTGTCCTTGTGCTTTTCACAATAGTAGTCAAGATAGTGCATGGTGACAGATTCACCAATCAGACCTACCTTCATCTGACCCGCCATGTTATAGGGAGTCTTGTTTTTCTGTCTGTACAAGGGTATTACCTCACGATGTTACCGCAAAACGGGCACTTTGCGCCTTTCCGGCAAACATCAGCAATCGAAGGCGTCCAGTCTTTTTCTTTGCCGTACCCGCATACGGGGCATACGAGCGGGATATTTTTGCAGCTGCCGGTCGTATACATGTCGGGGCCGAATTCATTGTCGGGGTGCCACAAAGCGGCGATTTGAGGGCATGCAACTGATACTACAGGTTTCCTTGCTGTTTTGGCGTAGTGGGCTCTCATGACCTTTCTCAGTGAGTTTCTGGCGCATTCTGGACATCCGGTATGTACTTCTCCGGACCCGCAGGCAAAAGCAATCATCGGATGCCATTCTCCGTTTGCGCCGTACCCGCAATCCTTGCAGACAAGGTATACATGCTTTGCGCTTCCGGAAGTCACTCGCGTGGGCGGGAACTCATTAAGTGTCGGATGCCACTGTGCAGCGATTTCGGGATGTACGGTAGCTACATCATTGACGCCTTCGACAAGGACTTTTCCGGAACACGCCGGGCATCCGCCGCCTGTTCGATAGGCACCGGCGATAGAGGGACGCCATTCGCCGTTCTTTCCGTATCCGCATTTCGGGCAGATAAGAGCGATTCTGCGATTGCTGCCGCAGGTGACTTCCTCCGGTGATACAGAATTGGCTGTTGGATGCCACATAGCAGCAACGCGGGGACATTCCTCTGCTACCGTGCCACGATGCCTGCGATACCGCCACTCGAAATCCTTCACGGTACAACTACCCCCGCCCGTTTATGGATGTTTTCGGACTTTGCGATATTTACAGCTGTGCTGTAGGAGATACCGTATATATCCGCAAGGTCACGCAGATTTTTGCCGGTATTCATCCGTGCAAATTCCGCAAATTCCCGGTTTCGGGCTTTTACATTATCCGTGATAGGAGAACGGCTTTGCGCGGCTTTACGGGTTTCGGCTTCTGCCAGTGATTCAGAAAGCTTTCCGTAGTCATGCAGAATCTTATAGGTCTGACCCACGGCAATCTTATGGTCTTTAGCAATGTCGGAGACGCTTTTCCCGTTCTGGTATTCTACCGCAATCCCCTCGCAGACTTCTTCCGGCAGCTTCTTCTTCATTTTAGCGTTGCCGCGCAGGTTCTTGCGGTAGAGGGGATGATGTGCCCGGTATTTCTGGATAAGCCCCGCAATGAATCGCGGTGTGACATTGTACCGTACTGCGATATTCTCTACCTTGATACCCGCTTTGTAGTCTTTCAGGATATCGTTGTTCCGCGCTTCGATTTCCTCCGGAGTCTTGGTGTCTTCCAAGGCTTCACGCCGTAGCCCCAATACTTTCGGGCTGTGCTTGAATTCCGGGATGTTCATGGGCGGTTCAGGACCGAAACGGACAAGACCACCCGAAATCGGATGCCCAGCTTCCCGAAATACCTGATAGGTGGTGGATTCCGATAACCCATACTTGTCCATGATTTCTCCGACAGTCATGTACGGATTTGCCCTGACATCCGCAACGATTTCAGCATTGCGTTTGCGTTTCTTGAACTGTACAGCTGACCCGATATTCTCTTTGTGCGGGGTATAATCAGGGCTTCTGCGCAGGATATGATAGACCTGTTGTCCAGAGAGATTGTATTTCTCAGCGATTTCAAAGGTCCAGGCCCCGTTTTTGTAGTCTTGCGCAATCTCAATATTCCGTTGCTCCATGTCGGCTTTCGACAATCGTTTCTGATTGTTGGGTTTCCGATTCGGGCTTTTGCGGTCATTGCGGCGCACAGCATCAAAACCCTCTAACACTTCAAGGGATTTCTTAACATTCGTGCAGCCGATACCGTATTTCTCAGCCAATTCCGCGATGTGCATACCGGCGATATAATCGTTCAGCATTGCCTTATCGCGGTTCAGCTTGGCTTCTCCGGTCAAACTTTTCCGATGCATGATGTAACCTCCTGACTTGCAACCCAGTCGATGATATGGTCGATGCAAAGATTCGAGATTTTGCTTGCGGTATAATACTGTGAAGTGTCATTGAGCAGCGATTCAATTTCCGTTTCGGATGCCGAATACCCTACTGATGCAAAGAACAGCCTTGCGAGGGTACGCGCATCGTCCCGGCACAGAGGTCTTACCGTATGCCCAAAGGTGAAACGCCGGAACAGAGCATCGTCCAGAGTATCGGGACGGTTCGTGGTCCCGATAAGGATGATGTCGTTGCCGAGTCGGTCAAGTTCCTGCATCAGGGCAATCGTCACACGGTTCATCTCCGCAACATCGTCCTTGCCGCCGCGCCGTGTCCCGATAGCGTCAATCTCATCGAGGCAGAGCACGCACGGACTTTTTCTCGCGTAATCGAATACCATACCGATATTCTTCTGTGTTTTGCCCAGAGCGGAATTCACCATACCGGAGAAATTCGTGTACACGAAAGGAAGGTTCGTCGTATAAGCGATATATCGCGCCAACTCAGTCTTTCCGGTTCCCGGCTCGCCCATGAGCAGAAGAGAACTCGTATAGTGAATCCCCATCTCCTGCAACCGCAGCGCAGCACGGCGCGTCTTGCACATTTTATCAATGACCGCCTTCTCGCTGTCTCGGATGAGGAACCGGTCTTCTCGGAAAGCGCTCGAATCCTCCGCGACCAAAAGCCCCTGCAGGTTATACGGCAGTTCGATGAGTGTAGGACTTTTACTTGCAAGTGTTCGCAGACAGGTTTCCTTGAACGCTTTGTCCTTGACAGTAGTAAGCCCCTCCAACACGATTTTCGCCTGCTGCTGAGATTTCTGAATATCCCCTTCCACTACATACCGAAGCAATGCCCGTTCATTCTCGTTCACTTAATTTCCCTCCCTCATAAAAAGAAAAGCCCTCTGCAACATTCTGCAGAGGACTCAATCTCTTTTACATTTCTGCTTACGGACGCGCCGAATAATACTGTAAATACCCGGCAAGGAATAATGGTATGCCTTAGCGAGGTCTTTGGCGTCGATGCCGTTTTGGTATTTCTCGAAGATTTCATCGTTGCGTTTTTGCTGACGGCGGGTGATGCGACGGTGACTGAGTTCTTTGTTGCTGATTCCGGCCTGAACAGCAATGGCACTGCAATACCCAATGGAAACACCGTACTTTTCGGCAATGTCGCGGACACGCGTATTTTTCTGATACTCCGCCACGATTTTATCGACCAGATTGGCATGGTCCTGTTCTTCCGCAATGCGCTGCGCCTGTTGTTCTTCATCGAGAGCGCGATAGCAGGTCCTGACGCAAAGCCCGTATTTCTCGGACAGCTGCTCAAACGATAGCCCGTCCTCATAGTCTTTGACAATCTTCCTGTTTCGCTCGATGATTTCGCTGCGGGTTGCTTTCCTTTTCCTCATACTGGTTCACCTCTTAGGCTTTGCTGCCTTCTTTTTGCGTCCCTTGCCGCGATAGATACCGGCCTCATGAAGATACTTGAATCCGGAAGAGGGACTGATACCGTATTCCCGAGCAAGGTTCTCGACCGGCGTGTTGGGGTTCTTCTTCGCGTAGTCCACAAACCCCTGCTTGAAATCTTTAATGCGGCGCAAAGTAGAGGTCTCGATTTTCGTGTCGAGGTGCCGGTGGTAAGAGTCCCCGCCTTCTTTAAGAATACGAAAAATCGTGGCGCGGTTAAGGTTAAAAGCTTTTGCCAGTTCTTCGGCTGAAATGCCTTCCTGATATTGGTTGCGAATCTCGTTGTTGCGGTTATCTTTCCATTCCGAAAAAGTCGCCTTTCGGCGTTTCATCATCTCGGCTTGTGCGATGTGGTAGACGGTTTGTGGGCTGAGTCCGTGCTCCTGCGCGAGGTCCGTGACCTTTGCGCCATTTTTCAGTGCATCGGTAATTTTTCGATTGCGTTCCAGCAACTTCTTATGCGTCATAGAAACCTCCCAAAATAAAAGAAGCAAGCTCCCGAAAGAACTTGCTTCTTATAATAAGTATTCACTTTTTTCGCGTGATGCGGGCAAAAAACTCACCCACTGATTCACCTTACATTTTTCATTTTACCCAATTCGCACGAATGTGCAACAACTTTTTGCGAATTTAGGTCCACTGCATGTATGGGATATCGGAAAGCATCATAAGGCAGGTTTCAAACTCATCTTCGATGTATCGGGTGACGGCATCAAACCTCTGCATCAGGGGCAGTTCCGCGAAAGATGTGCCGGTTTCCTTGCGGCATTTCCCCTCTGCGCTCGTATATATCACATTCAGCATGACATTCAAGGCAAGAAGAATATCTTCATCTTTGCCCTGAACCGTGAAGAAGAAGTAATGCTCCGATTCACCGTCCGTAACGCCGATTCGGTTGTCGTATTTTCCATAACTCGCCAAATCGCCAAACACACTGATTGCAATATATCGCAGCTTGTCTTCAATCGGAACAGTCCCCCACAGAGGGTAATGTTCATCCGGCTGAAAATCCGCCTTGCCGCCGTTATATTCCCATTCAACAAAATCACGGACGGAGAGTTTCTGACCGCCCGGAATGATTATTTCTAGCTGTTCCAAAATCTTCTCACCTCTTTGCGTTCTCTCGTTGTTTTCTATTGTATCCGGTTCGCACGATTATGCAACATTGAGAGAGAAATTACCGGACACAGAAATCTGACGATAAACAAAAAAGCCGCCTCCAATGCGGAGACGGCTCGATGGTATCACATTCCTATTTTCTCAAGATACGGGATAGCGGCACGCATTCTTTCGCACTCCCAACTCTTGCGGGGGTTGCGTTCGTGCTTCTTGATGAACTTCTTCATCTCGGCAGAGGTTTCGGCACCCAGTCCGGTGGCGGCTAAGATTTCCCTTGCTCCGTCACACTTCATGGCTTTCAGGGTATCCGGCTCAATTTCGCGTCCGCCCTCAAACGGCTGCATAAATTTGAGTTTGCAGAACGGGAGGTAGCCTTCCGGTGCATTATCGCCGATATTCCAAATGATATAGCCGAGAGGCGGTTCCGTTACGACTTCGTAGGTATCGCATACGCCAAGCACAGTATGATGGATTTTCATTGTTCTACTCCCTATTTTTGTGGCGGTCTTTAGACCGGTTATGGGTTATGATGGTTACAGATTCAGCGAAATATTGCGGGCACTGGGCTCGTATTTCTTAGTCTCTACCCCGGCAATCTTGAACATGTGCCGTGCAGCAACATTGTTGTTCGCATTCCGGTACTTGTCGTCAAGGTACACGATATGCTTTATCCCGCTCTGAATGATTGCTTTCGCACACTCATTGCACGGAAAGAGCGTGACATACATCGTGGACCCGTGCAGGTCTTTCCCGGCGTTGAGGATAGCGTTCAACTCCGAGTGACAGACATACATATACTTGGTTTCGAGTTCATTTCCTTCCCTGCCCCAAGGCATGATATCGTCGTCGCAGCCAATCGGCATACCGTTGTACCCCAGAGACAGGATTTTATTGTCGCGTACGATACATGCGCCCACCTGACTGTTCGGGTCTTTGCTGCGCATCGCGGACAGCATCGCAATGCCCATGAAATACTCGTCCCACGAGATATAGTCGCGGCGTTTGACGGTATTGTTCTGAGATGCTTCGTTTTTCGGTGAAATGCTCATATGGTTCTCCTTCTTGTCTGATTTAGACAGTGGGTTCGTTTGCGTATTTTTGCGAAAAAAGGCGGTGGAGTGTCTTGCCCCACCGCATTGGTATTGGTCAGATGTACTTTTCCCAGAATTTCTCGAAGGTTTCGTCCGGCATCACCATTTCCGTCTCATCGAGGACACGGCTGAACTCGCTGCTGCTGATGTCGGTGCCGATGAAATCCGTGACGGCATCGCGGCCACGCTGCATCAGGGCATCTTTCAGGATATACCAGCGATATTTGTGGATGAGGTCCGTCAGAGATTCGCCTTCGTTCTCCCAGTAATCGTTCTTTGCCTGAACATGATACAGAGCATCGAGAACTCCGTCGTAGTCATCGCTGTCATACTCGCTCACGATGTCGGTGAGATTGAGCAGACTGCGGTCAACGCCATCGACATTCACGGTTGCGTTTCTGAACGAGTCATCGTAGCAGGGCTGTGCAGGAACTTCCACAGCAAACACCTCGCGGGTTTTCTTGTTCACCTTGCACGGCAGATGGAACGATGCACCAGAATCGAAGTTCGAGGTGATGACGCCGGATACAATATCGGGCATCGGGTTTTCGCGAGCCTCCTCAAACTCCGGCAGATGGAACACATCCACGACATTCTCGATGTCGTAGTCAAGGGCACGGACCTTCGTGACGATGTAGCCACTACGCTGCAATTCGAGTACGGCACGGCAGAGGTCAAGCTTAATCTCGTGCTCATTCAGAAGACTACCGTGGCTGTCTTTTACGAGGGTGATTTCGATTGTTTTGTTCTTGGCGGTCGTTTCGGCCAGAAAATAGGTCTTGTCATTGCAAATTTCAAACATGTCATTACGCTCCTTTTTGTGTTGGACGCAAAAAGAGCGGGCCTCTCAGAATCGAGAAGTCCGCCCTTCAAGCGAAATTGTGAATGTACGAAAGGCATAAAACCCTTTCGATATGGAATGTTATCCATCGTACAATACCTATTCTATGCCGTTCGCATTTTTTGGCAAGAAAAAAGTCGCTGCCCCCAGCATAGGCAGCGACAAAATTATATGCTATTGATTGAGAGCCTTTTCGGCGTTTTCTTTGACGGTAGCACGGATATCGTCAGATACCTGCAGCACATCCAATGCCGCATCAAGCGTCAGAGTGCCGGAGCGAACAAGTTTTACAACACTTTCGGAAAGCGTTTCAATACGGCCTTTCTCAATTCCTTTTTGTTCGACATAGTCGCTGTAATTGCACATTTGGTTGATACCCTCCTTAACATCGGCTGTTACTTGCAAACCGCATTCACGTGCAAGGTCGAGCTTTTCTTCTACAGGCATATCGTTATCGAATACCGAAGAAAAGAAACGTACCATGTTATTCGCTGATTGTTTGTCCTGCAAACACGCGATGATGATGCAGAAGTTGTCATATTGCTTTTTGGGGAAGTGATGTTCTTTGGCTAAGCAGGTTTCGCTCATGGAATATGTATTACATACTCCGCGAACTTTTTCATCTGGCGCAATGCACAACCAAATACTGTATACTTTTTGTAGTTTATTGTAGTCCGAATTACGAAAGACAGTTTCTTTTTGTGCAGAAATCATTCTGCCGCAATAAAAGCTACCGCGCTTCAGCATTGAGTATCCGGGATTGAAGTGATTCTGAGCTTCAATATCTACAATGACACGGCTTGGAGGTGATTTACCACCCGGCATACCGATGTCGAACAGAACATCATAGTATATTGTTCCCTCGTTTGTGCTTTTTGACTCGACATTCTTTTCGTTCAGTTTATCCGGCAAGTCATCAACAATGTGACATCCAATTTCAACCGGCGAAGTATTGTTTGCTTGAATTTCAGCCAATTCCTCCGGCGTCATTTGGCTTTTTGCTTTCTTTTGACGCACTCCCACCCCTTACGGAGTGGGATTCTCGCTCTTTGCAACAAAAGATGGTTGGAGGTTTTTCTTCGCAATCGCGTTGAATTCACAGCTATGTTTGAGCTGACCCTTGACTTGTTGAATTACAGGCTTTCGCCTTTCGTTCAGCAGTTTCAATAAACCGATGCATAGAATCATGTACCGCGCAAAGCAGGTTGCATGTATGCCGGTGGTTTAACAACTTATCTTTATGCCGAAAGAAACGCTTGGGTACACATCCTCCCGTTAAGGAGTTTCACTGACCTCATGCATCCGGAGATGCAATCACCCAGCAGTGCCGAGGGCGGCGTCGTTTCCCTTTGAAACTATAAAAGCTTTAAAATCCTACGCTTGCGGGCAGCCATTCGTGGCTGTTTTGCAGGCGTTCTTTTGTTTCGTTGTGAAGTTTCATAAATTGTTGAAAGTCTTTATCGATAGCTTCTTTATCGTAACCTTGAAGACTTTCATCTAAGTGTGTTAAAAGAAATGCGGAATACATATCCCGCTGGACAACGGTTCCGTTGGAAAGTTTCGCAAAACGCTGGGACAATTTCTTCTTGGTATAACTATCGTCGGTATGGTCAAACTGCGAGGCTTTTGTTTCAAAGGTGCTTACCTTGATAACGCTGCCTCCGTAACGACTTGCTTTTTGCCCCAAAATGGTGATAAACAAAGCAGGAGCGCAGCGCCCGATGGATTTACCGAATCGCTTTTTGGTGTACGCTCTACCAGTTTTCGGATTGATTTTCGTTTTCTTGCTGCGTTTTTGTAAGGCTTTGTAGTTCATGTCCTCGACATAGAACTCGTTGCCATATGTCAGCATTTCATTGGCGAGAATATAATGCTCCGTCTTACGCACGGCAGCAAGTTTGCGGTTCAAGTCCCGCAGCCTATGCAGCAGCCGATAATAGTTCTTACTATAATTCCAATGACGAATTTGCTTATGACCGTTCTTGCGCTTCAAGCGTTTGACGGTTCCGTTTTCGTTAAAGTATTGCGGATTCATCGCGCGGCGTGAACGGTCCATTTGTCGCATAATGCGAGCAATTTCCTTAGTAAGGCCATTGCGTGCTTCCGCTATAGCGGACGGTGCAAGTACACGAAGGTCGCAAACATCTTTGCCACTAAAAGCAATGGTTTGCGTGCCGATATCTATGCCAATGTGACCCGGTTCAACGGGATGTTTTGCGACCCCGTTACCGTCGCATTTGATGGGCGGATAGCCGTCCAAGGCAAGCTGTACAAAGTAACGCCACCGTCCGCGAATCATTTCGCGCTTGATGATGCAAAACTTTACTTTTCGTTTAAGTGCTTCCTGCTGATACCAAGCGGTATTACCCTTGCGCAGCTTGACCGGAATACAGCGTCCACGGAATTTGATATACAAACCGTTATCGTCGAGGAACTGAATGCCTGTACCGTTTGTTTTTGCTGCAAAGCTGACGAAATCGTCTAGTTTTTTATAATGGACGGATTTCCCGTTCTTATAGAAAAACTTGTACCACGCATCCCAGACACGAGCAGCAATCTTTTGCGAGATAGCTGAATGCAGATGGTAGTATTTCGCATATGCTTTAAGTTTCTTCTCGAACAATACGCTTGTGAAGCCATATGATTCGAGCAGCTCCGTACGTTTTTTGTACAACGCTTTTCGTTCCTTACTTTTGGGAGCTGTATTCGCAATGGCAGAAACCAACTCACGATATCTGCGCGTCTTGCGCACCTGATGCCACATCTCCGTGGTTTTTTGAACGAGCCAATTATATGCTTTGCAATATTTCTCAAAATTAGAATACAGCACTGCCTCATCGTGCGAATTTGTGATAAGCGGCAACATCAGAATAAAGGTATCCGTTTTTGATTTTTGACCATATGGCAAATTACACACCTCGAGTCTTTTGGGCTTCTACATAGCGACGTATCATAGCAGCAGATACATCACCAGCGGTACTGACAAAATAGCTGCGTGTCCAGATGGTATTTGTTTTAATTTCTTCAGAAAATTCCTTTAGCAAAACCCTTGATGTATTCGTTTTAATGATACGCATAACATCAGAAGGACTTATTGTCGGAGGAACATTTAAAAACAAGTGGCAATGGTCAACATGGCATTCCATAGCCAATATATCAAAATTGTTTTGCTCGCAAATTTGATGTACAAGCTCCTTAAATCGCGCTTCCACACCATCTATTAAGAATATTTTTCTTCGATAGCGCGGGCAAAACACAAAATGATAATTCACCAAGGACACGGTTGTGGCAGTTCGTCTATAATCTCTTATCATATAGCATATTATACCACAAATTGCTACAAAATTGGTTAACACACTATGAATTTCTTAAGATTTCCAACGCGCCTTTCATCCCACCCCTCACGGAGTGGGCTTTCCCGGCGCAGGGGCTGTAATGACTGCCCTTGAGAATTTTCTTCTTGTCTTCTTCCGTCACATTCTCTCGGAACATATCGAACAGCTTCTGTGCCATTTCCTCTATGACAGAATCCGAGGTAAAAGAAGAACGGCAGAAAATCGTTTTGAAGTCACATGTTTCATTGACGGTTTTGGCATTATCGACAACGAGGCAAAGGAAGCGTATCTCCTGGTTGAATGTTACGGGTTTATTTTCCAAGGTTCCATAAAACCGCTGCCCGTACAAGGCATCTACCTTGTGCTCGCCATTGGCGAGCGGCACACGAATGAAACGGTAGTAGCGCCCGGACGGTTTTCCGGTATCGAGAATTGTGTTGCCTTCGAACACGGATGCGCCGGATTTGATAGCCTGCTCAAAATCCTCACGAGTTAAATTGATAGTCATAATTTCTTCCTTTCTGTTTTTTGTTGTTTTTCAGCTGTTTTCTTCGATGCACAATTTACTGCTACGAATGTTTTCCAACCATTTTTCATCCATAGCATTGCCGAGGCAATACTTTTTCTGGGATTCGTAGGACAAATCGCAGCCGGAAACGACATCACCGATGGCGTTCAAGTACAGCTCGCCGCTGTAAAAGTCGATGCCGCCGGTTTTGCTGAATTCGTATTCGAGCTTGTCTACATGAGGTTCACGCTTCTTATAGATATCCGAATCGAGATTCTTAGCACGCCCTTCGTTCAGTAAACAAGCCCGATGAAAGTCCGTCACCTTATCGTTACGGTTATATTTCAAGCCACTAAGGATACTTTTACTTTCATATGGGATTGCTTCATGGAAATCATCGCTGCTGATACAAAGACCACACGAATAGTCATCCTTGTCATCGCAATAATTCCACCACTCGAGACTCGCCATAGCAAGGTCAGCCATCTTATCGACGGCTTTTCCGTTAGTGACCATGTAAAAGCTTCCAACGGCGATACCGCGCTCTTTGACAGCTTTCAAGGTGTATCGAATTGCCGGTATGTTCAGAGAAATTTCGCCGCCGGTAAAGGTAAGAGAGCTGATGTAAGCTCCCTTCTCAAAGCTGTCGAGAAAAGCATCGATGTACTTTTCCTGAATATCGATGCTTTCGGCATCTCCGCGCAGGCAGTGCGCACAGCACATATTGCACCGACGCGTAACTTCTATGAATACGCTGTTTGCGGCATAAATACGCATTTTTTCATGTCCTTTCTGTTAGTCTTCCGTGCAATCGTCGTAGTCATCCGTGAAACTCTCGTTGCGGTCAACGACGACATTCACATCCGGCGGAGCGATTTTAGCCAGACCATAGTTCAAGAAGAACGAGCCGGGAATGTCATCGACATCGCCCCAGTTCCAGCAACCACAGTTGATTTCCAACCGGCGTTTGCCTTCGTCCGTCTTGAGATAGTCCTTGACAGCACTGCGCAGGACGCTTTCCGGGTCATGGATTTGCTCCGGATTGTAGCTGAATTGCATCAGTGTGCATTCCGTTGCGGATAAGCCAATGACCTCATTGGCGACGATTGTAAAAACTCTTAACATTGGTGTTTACACTCCTTTTCTTGTTTTGACGCAAAAAAGGGCGGACCTCTCAGAAACGAGAAGTCCGCCCTTTAAGCGAAATTGTGAATTGTACGAAAGGCATAAAACCCTTTCGATATGGGATGTTATCTATCGTACAATACCCATTCTATTCAGTTCGCACATTTTGGCAAGAAAAAATCACCACCTACTTGCATAGGCGGCGACTGATTTACTTGCTATCGTTTTAGTACCTTATTGGAGTTTGCCGTTTCCGAGTCGGCCAGGGCGCGTTCCTGAACCCGGGTCGTCCAGAGCGGGACATTCCGTGTACTACTCAAATAGGCTTATATGGATTGGATGCTGATTGGATATTTATGGCTTGCAGTATCCACAAGGCGTATATCCCTGCTCGATAAGTTCCTCTCTTGTGCCGGTATACTCCTCCCTGTTTGCATCACTTATCTGAGATGCAGAAGAGCAATCAGGGCGGTGGAACTTGAGAGAATTCGTGTTCAGGATATAGGTCTCAGCTACCGTGTCAGGTTGCTGCGATTCTTCCACCTCGGCGCTAGAGGTTTCGATGTCCTTATGGTACTCCCCATACGAGAAGGTGACTTCCGAACCGTCAGAAGTGCAGTAAATATCACCGAGTTCGTCCGTTCTGAACACCTCTACTCCCGCGCTGGCAAGCTTTGCAAGGGTCTCGCTGTGCGGGTGTCCGTAGCTGTTGTCCTTGCCGCAGGATATGACCGCATAAGTAGGGCTCACGGCATCCAGAAATGCCTGAGAGGTGGAGGTGCTGGACCCGTGATGCCCGACCTTTAAGACGGTGGATTCGATGTCTTGTTCGGATTCGAGTATCTTCTCTTCCGTTTCCTGTTCGGCGTCGCCTGTGAACAGGAAGGATGTATCTCCGTAGACAATACGAATCACTATGGAAGTATTGTTCGTGTCATCAGGCACGGAATTGATAGCCACAACGGTGACGGTGGCTTCCCCCAGGGTGAATGTATCCCCCACTTCCGGAACCGTAATACCACCGCCTCTCTCGTCCGCACGAGCCTTAAAGTTCCGGAATGCCTTGCTGTCATACTCTGTCACAGGACAGAATGTCACATCGGCTGTGTCAGACTCGAAGGCACCCGAAAGACCTCCGATGTGGTCTTCGTGAGCGTGTGTTCCTATGACATAGTCTAAGTGTCCCTCTGTCTCGCGCTGTAATACTGAGTATACAAGGTTCGAGTCATCGGCATTGCCGCCGTCAATGAGCATCGAGTGCCCATCGCAGGTGACGAGGGCGGAATCTGCCTGCCCGACATCGATAAAGTGGATGGTAAAGCTGCCGCCTTCCGATACGCCAGCCGTCTCCTGACCGCTTTGTGCGGTAGTTTCTGAGACGACCCCGGATACAGGAAGGCTTCCCGGAGATTCCGGTGTCTGACCGCAGCCTGTGAATGTCAGTGTGAAGAACGCGGCAATTACCGCTGCAGTTCTCCGAAGAAATTCGTGTTTGGTTTGCATGGGTTTTGTCTCCTTTCAAATAAAAAAAGCGGGCCCATCCCCCGAAAGGGATAAGTCCGCTAAAAACGAAATTGTGAATTGTAAGATATCTGGTATCTATCGTACAATTCTATTCTACCGGTATCGCAAGAACATGCAATACTCAAACCGTATCCGAATCCTCATGGCACAGCATCCTGTCCGCATAAATACAGCAGAGAACCAGGCCAAGGCTCGCAGCACAGCCGAACGCGACATGTTTCGGGGAAAGAAGGAGCCATTCGATGTCGTTCATTACTTTCACCCAAAACAAAACGCCCATCATAGCAATGATGAGCGGAATAAAGACAGTTCCTGTGTAATACAGGAATTTTCGGATTTTTCTTTTTTGCATTCTTTAATTACATCTCCAATCATGCTCGCAAAACAGCCTGAACCACATATCTCTGATTCGTCGGGCTAAAATACCCAAACGGATAGCAGGTATACATGATAAGTTTATCGATTCCGTCTGTGAAATTAACGAGGACAGTGCCGTCATCCGCAATCACGGTGCTCGCGTCCGAGGACACATAACCGGGCATTGCTAGGGTGACGGAATACACATATTCCCCGTAATCGGTGTCTACCACAAAGTCATCTCCTATGCTGACATATTGCAGCAGAGAAAACACGCTGTCGTTATGAGAGCAAAGCAGATGCCCTCCGGTCACACCGACTTGGTAAGAACCCGGATACTGATATACCCCGCCGCGTTGATTCAAAAGACTCTGGTCATCGCCCCAGATAAGAGAAGCGTTCAGGCCAATCGCGTCACAGGTAATCGTGCCGTAGGCTTGACCCCAGGCAGCAGGTACAACATCGTCCCAGACAGAGGTCGCTGCACTAACAGGTTCAGGCGTCGGTTCAGGAGTCGGGCCCGGGGAGGGTTCGGGTTGTGGTGTAGGAGACGGTTCAAAAGGCGCAGCGGGTTCCGGGCCTGGTTCCGGTATGCCGGATAGGTCCGAGATTTGCTGTTCTTCTTCTGCTGTTTCTTGCGTCGCAGATTCAGAGGTATTGAGAGAGGATTCGGATTGTGCTGATTCGGCAGGCAGAGGTTCCGCTTGCCATGAACAGCCTGCAACACTGGTCAGCACAGCCAATGTTGCAACGAGTATCAGTGCTTTGGTTCGCCGCATTTGAGTTTGTCCTTTCTTAAACAAAAAAATATATAAAAAAGCTGCCCTCAGTTCTTGTCGAACCTGGGCAGCCTTTTAGCAACGGACAGAATCAGCCATTTTTGTGTGCTTTCCGAAAGAATTTGTGGCTTACACTCCTTCGCCTTTCGGATTCCGCAGGTACTCATGCCGTCATAATAGAGCAGGACACCGATATCCTCTGGTATCTCGCCTTTTACCTTCTTGTACAACTCAGTGGGCATCGCATAGTAGTTGCAGTGCCCAACGAAATTGTGCCCGTGTGCCGAGTGAAAATCGCTCACGGAAATCTTGATTTCCACACAAGTGATGACGGCATCGAGCGTATACAGATGATTCGTCTTGTGGAAGTGGCACCATTGCTCGGAACAGTGCTCCCTGCAAAAATCTATCGACGAAATATCCTTGACGCAGGTTGCCTCTTTTGCTTTTTGCTGAATTGCGGCAAGCGAAGCACCCGTATCCGTTTCGATAAGCGAGGCCAGTTTGCAGGTCCCATATTTGGTTTCGGAGGTAAAGCATTCCTGCACCCGGACGAAATCGACCAATCCGGATTTGACAGACCCGCATTCTACCGGCACTTCTATGGCATCGAACCCTTGACGAAACGAATCCACCCGATACCCGCCGTAGCTGGAAGGATGCCACGCATGAAGCGCGGACTCAATATCGCGGGTCAGCTGAGTTTTCGCCATCAGGTATCACCGGAAAATCTGCTGACCAATCTCGACCATCTTACGGCGTTTGCGGTGCAGTGAAACAAGCTGGTACACAACGATAGCAAATGCCGCAGCGGCAAGAAATTTCAGAATTTTTTTCATGGTAGTCCTCCTTAGTTTGTTCGTGGCTTAGCGCTTTATCATTGCTCCGCAGTATATTGCCGCAGCATGAGTTCCTGTACCGTCATGACCGTAAAGCCTTCCTTTGCCGCCTCATTGAGGGCTTCGTAATAGTCATCTACATACAGAGCCTGTGCAGCATTCAGACCGGCAGCTTGGGTCAGAAGTTTCATGACGGAGGTCTTCCGTTCGGGGGTGGCAGTCCCGATGACATCGAGGAACTGTCCCGGATAGTGCATTTCAAGCCACTGCTTTTTATGCGGCAGGGTCATACTGTCCTGCACACGGGTGATGCAGTATTTCGGGACACCGTCGCAGCTTTCGAGGAAATGCTGGACAAGCGTATTGGCTTCCCCAATTTCGTCGAATACCCTGTACCCGCCCCGGTTCTCAGCCTCATACCGCAGCAGCCGTGCCCTGTGTGCATCAGCAGTCGCGTCGAGTTTCTGTTCCCGATAATGGACGAGCAGAGTATCGTCGAAATCGAAGAACATCATACGAATTTTTGAGAAATTCATGGGTCTCACCTTCCTTCAATTTCTCGCCGATGCAATTTCATGCCGAACAACATCAGCTTCGGTGTAAAACTCATCGCTGTAGTCGTCCTCATTCGTCTCCTGACAGACCTTGTGCCGGTGCGGCGCGGAACCTTCCCGCTCGATGAAAATACGCCAGACACCGGAGGAGAAGCAGACAAAAATCACTGTTCCGTCATCCAAATAGAGCCTGACACCAGCAACATCAAAGCACTCGATTTCATCCTCGAAATATCGAGAATTTTCGATACAAACGATATCATCGCTATAGCCACAAATTTTGACCATTCTGCTTACTGCTCCTTTACCAGATTACAAAATCCTTTGTGGCATCCTCTGCCTCACTGTACCGGCTTGCATTGCGCCTTGCAGCCTGCAAGAGAACATCACGCTCGGCATCGAGCGCCGCCTGCATTGAAGTCTGCTGTACCTGCTTGGCATGGGATGTGCGAGTGTTCTTGTACTGCGGATACTCTGCGACGATTTTATCTATCAAAGCCCAGCGTTCTTTATCGGAAAGTGCGTTCAGGTTGATGTTATCGCGGCGCAGCCGTTCAATCGCATAGTCTAAATACGCGAATTCTTCTGCAGAGGGGATGGCTTCGATATAGTCCTGTATCGTGGCGGGAGGTCCGTTATAGGTCGCCATCGCTTCGTTGTACAGCGTTTCTGCAACCTCTGACCCGTACCAGTTATCCGGCTCATAGCCATGGTTCCGGTACACCTCCGCTACCCATAAAGGAAATGCTTCGCTGTAGGTCATATAGTCCCTCCTTCTCAAAAATCCCCGAACGAGAGCTGACGGCTCTGCGAGACCGGGATATTGGTTTTGGGCTTTGACGAGTGCTTAACTTCCCCGTACTTGGTGAGATTCCGGCATTTATATCCGTAGCCCTTCTGTGCAGCAGAAATCGACTTGTATCCGTATCCGCTTGCATCGTCCAGCACCTGGTCCTTGTCGTTCAGATTGACGACAATATACCGCACATCGTTGGGCTTAGAGAGCCGGGACGAACGAATAACGGTATAGGGGATGCGCTTATCGAATTGAGGCTTTTCTTCTTCCGGGTCCGGTTCTGGCTTTGCGACCTTCTCCTCTTCCGGCATTTCAAGCTGGACATCGACCCCTGCCTTAACGAGGGATTCGAGCGTAGAGGCAAGGGTCTCGTACCGCGTATTCTCCACGGTATTCGTATCCTGCTTCTTCCGCTCCTTCCAGACCTTCAGCAGCTGGCGTTCGCTGAAATTGATGATGAGACCACGGTCTTTGAGCATCTTACGAACAACATAGGTGGAAAGAGAAGCGTAGTTCGCATATTCTCCGATATGGTGCTTGATATCCACCTCGGTCTTGGACATAGCTGCTTCGAAATCCCTGTGATTGTCGAGCCAATCCTCAATAACGCTGAGCAGTTCCTTCTTGGACATGGATTCCTCTGCCAGCTGCTTGTTTTTCCGGACATAATCCTCACAGGCAGCGAGAATCGAATCGTAGCCGTTCATAGCGCTGTTATCGACGATTTGACGGTTCGATGCATCCACAATGATGTACTGCTCACCACGGCGGATGATAGAGATACCTTCATCAGCCGTCTTCTTTTCTTCCTTGACATTGCCGCCGACATCGAATTCCGGCAGAGAATCATCGGTCATGATTTGCTCGATGATGGTATCGAGGTCCTGCGTATAGTCCTTGGAAATCGTATAGCTTTCTGCCTTGGCAAAGACCTGCTTCGTGATACAGGTGATTACCGCGTCCAGGAACTTGTCAGGGTCCGGAATCTCGATTTCATACATCATGTTATCGCGGATATTCCAGACAACACCCTGCTTTAACCCGGTAGCCAGCATATAACATGCACATTGCAGGAAATGCTTGTGCGCGAGCGAAGATACGAATTTCAGCAGATAGACCTTGTTGTCCTTCACGACATCCGCCATGCCGCTGATAACAAGTTTCTTCTTCGCCTTGGTATCTACCACGGCAGTCAACTCACAACGTTCCTGTACGGACTCGTCGGGAGTGAACACCATAGACAAGCGCTTGTTCAGGTCGGTTTCCTGCGCTCTCGTAATAAATGGGAGTTCGACCTGTTTCACATACCGGTCCTGACTCGTCATCAGCATCGTCAGGAACAGCACCTTCTCCTCCACGGATTTCCAGCTGGAAGGCAGCGCCACCTTCTTGTCGTTATGCAGGTACATGTAGAAGGCAATCGCACTGTCGATATCGTAGTAGTCGAAGAAGTTCGCCTGCTGGTAGATGCCGATGCAGGGAGCCAAATCAATCATCGCATCCGAATGCTTGATTTCGATTTCATGTACATCCTTATGGAAGACCGGCGTCGTATTGATAAGCTGGTAGCAGTGCTCCACATCCTCATCGAACTTGAAATCGAACATCTCAGAGATATCGAACTTTGTATTGAACTCCAGATTCATCTTGACGGGAGTCATCAGGGTCTTATCGCTGACCAGCCCAAATCTGTCCTCTTTTTTCGGAGGCTCTACAAAGATGACCTCATCCTTACCGCGACTCGCCGCAACGCAGAAAAGGTTTCTCAGAATCTCATACCGAGCCATAGGCTGAAATACACGGGAGCACCAGTAGGATTCCGTGAAATCAAAGACAACGCAGATAGGGCGTTCCATACCTTTACTGCCGTCAAAGGTCGTAAAGATACCGACATCTGCGCCAGGTGCTACATGCTTTTCACCGTCCGGTTCCTTGATGCTGGCATATACATGGTTCTTGTCATAGAGGTTGCCGGGTCTTGCTTCTAGTTCATTCAGAACCTTTACCATAGACCCCGTTCTGGCTCCGAGACACAGGACATCCTTCGGATTCTTGGTATCCAGATAGTCTACCACCTGCTCGCGGGACATGGTCGATACCTTACAGTTCTTGTTCACACCGTTGATATCCTTGCCCCAGATGTTTCCGAGCCGCTGTGCAAGGTCATGAGACAGGCGGAAACATTGCGTGAAATTGACCTGCGTGTGCTTGCCTAAGAACTTATGGATGAACGACCAGATATCCAGCGAGGTCTGGTCATAGATTTTCTGCTTCATGTCCCCGACCGCGATGATTTGAAGACCGGGGTTCGATTCCTTGATGTATTCGAGCATCTTCGAGATTTCCTCGTTGATGTCCTGATACTCGTCGATGATAAGCACGTCAAAGTGCCCGACAGGAACGCGCTTCCTCAAGACCATCCCAATCTGCTCGCCCTGTCCGACATTCTTGATGCCGCGCCGGTACAAGATTTTCGAGGCAAATCCATGATAGTTCTGGACCGTGACATTATCGTTCAGAATCTTTTCCTGTGCATCGAGTTTCAAAAGCCGGTTATAGGTCAGGTACAGAATCTCCTTAGAGGAATCAAACTCGTTGCACAAAACATTGATGGTGGACGTCTTACCGCTTCCGATACAGGCATCGCACAACACATTTTTCCCGTCAAGCGCCAGCCGTACAAGGTCCTGCTGTTCGCTGGACAAGTCTTTGAGCATCATTGTAATCCCTCCGAATAGTAGATTGGCAGGCAACAAAAAGACCCTGACAGCTATCACAACAGCCATCAGTGTGAGTTTTCTTGAAGAGTGAGAAATGCGGACGGGGTGGGAGGATTGAGCGCAAAAAGGTGGAAAAAGGCGGGAAAGGACGCGAGAACGCGGTTTTTAATGAGGGTTAAACGGAATTGAACGCGAAATTTTGCAAGTTGGCGGGATGCGGGCTTGCAAAATTTTTTTGCCCATTTTGGGGGTTAAAACGGCGGATTGGCGGCTGGATGGCGCGGCGGGCGCGGGGCGTGAAAATCATGCGGTCCTGCAAGTCCGTCATGCCGAACTTGAAATGCAGACTGTTGTTGATTTTCTGCGTGATTTCGAAGATGTAGTTGCTGTCGAGTTTCTGGCTCGTACACAAGCGGATGTAGTAGTCCTTGTTTTCCAAGCGCTTGGACGCATCAGACAGCTCGATTTTGTTCCTGAATACGCGGATAGCACTGCCGCTATAAAGAATACCGATGGTCTTGGAGTATTTCTTGGCAACTACATCGATATTCTTGAACAGTTCCTTGACATGCTTTTCCTTGGAAACACCTTCTGCTTCCGATTTCGTTTCCAGAATGATGGCGGGTTTGCTGGCGTCATCCGGCAGATACCAGCCATCCGGTTTATCATTACAGCCACGGAATCCAAGCTGGTTGAAGGTAGTGATTTGCCCCGTTCCCTGCTGTACGCCGGATTCCTTCCTATCGAAGCCAAGAACCAGCTTGGCACTGTCACGAACCTCATCCTCTGTACGCATTCCCTTACTCATAGTATCCTCCAAAAAACAAAACCCCCGATGCCGTAACATCGGAGGAGTCAAAATCAATTATTTATCGTTCAGAATCGCCAGCAACTCATCGAGGCTGGTCACATACCGGTATTTTCTCGCCATCTCGTCAGGCACCAGAATCAACTCGCTCATGTAATAAAGAACCTGCACACCGTTGCTGGTGCATTCGTTGTACTTGTCTGTATCCCGCTGCTTCCGTGCCTCGAAATCCCTGTCATCGCTGCCGTAGGGGTAAAAGTGCTGCACACCCTGACATTCTATGGCGATGTTCTTGCCCGGCAGGAAGAAATCCAAGCGCTTCTTGCCCATCCACGGAAACATCTTTTCCCGCTGATACTCGATACCGTTGCATTTGAGCATCATGAGCACATCGTTTTCGAGATAAGATTTCTCGCGCAGGAAGTCTTCTGTGTTCCGATAGATTACCGGCTTGACAGTCTGACTGATTGCCTTTTCCGGGTTCAGTTTCTTGTAATGAACGGTCGTAGGTCGGATATAGACGACTTTGCCGCTTTGCAAGTGCCGAAAATGCCCGCAGCGCTCAGATTGGAGCACGCAGTAGCCAGCAAACGCTCGTTTTCCGCCACCGTCATTCACATAGACCACAATGCCCTTTTTGAGGTCCACGATGGTCTGCTTGGAGGTGTTCAGGCATTCTCTGACATCCTTTACTGTTTCCTGCTCTCCGTTTGCATGTACGATGCGCTGCTCGACTTTCCGACTCAGACACCGCCGTTTCCAGAGACATATCGTATGCAGCCAGATTTGCAGTACCAGCGCCGCTGAGCTCGGAGCCGTTACAGAGTTCCGTATATGTAGGGAATCGCGCTCGGTTCGCAGCCACCGTTCCAGCAGGTTGCCAGACTCGTTCAGAACGGAAAGGCAGCCGTATACCCCATTTCGTGTATTCACCACCATCATTAACCCGGCCACGCCGAATTCCTTTTCTGCCCTTCTCAGTTCGACAAATGCAGCCATTTCCCGCATCCGCCAGTTATCGGTAGGCATGACCATGGCGCAGGTGTTCTCGCCCTCAAAGCCTACGAGAATCGGGCACAGGAAAGTCGTATCAGCCCTTCTATGGACAAGGATATAGAATGATGCGCCGTAGGTATCATCTACCTTGATAGCGTATTCATCGTAGGGCTCAAGCCCATACTCGCCGCTGTTCAGTCGGAAATCACTGATGACCGATTCGTTGTCGGTCGTAAGTTTCGCAATGGTAGGCAGCTGCAGGATACGAGTAAGACTCTTGACGACCTTATAGCAATCTGTCCCCTGCCCCTGCATTCGGTACTTGTCATGCGTCAAGTAGAATTCGCGTTGCCATTCGGCGCTATTATTATTCATGTAAAATCCTCGTTCCCGGCTCCTTAGTGCAGAGAATCTGTAGTTGTGTTATTTTCTGAATCAAGTGCTTTCAGCATCTGTTCAGCCAATGCCACCGAAAGCAGCGGCGGGACCGCGTTGCCGATTTCTAAGCGTTTCAGGCAATCCGAGCCGTAGAACTGGTAGCTATCGGGAAAGCTTTGCAACCGTGCTCCTTCGCGTATCGTTAGTGCCCTCGAATCTCTCGGATGGATGCATCTCGATGAGGACGGACAGGCAAAGTTTCGTGTGATGGTAGTGGCGGGTTTCTCCCACCAGAGTTTCGCGTAGGTGTTCTTGAACCCACTCTTAGGTCTAAGTTCTTCCGGCAAATCATCTTTGCCTTGCCCATCTTTGAGCGCCGCCATGATTCTGCGAAGATGGGCGCTGTTGTTCGGGGCTTTATGCTCCGTGAGCGTATCTGAACTACTCTGCCGGACCCATGAAAGAAATTCGTTATCGGGAGGAGCGGCATACACGGTTCTTTTCTCCCCGCACGAGAGCGCAGGCAGGTCTTTAAGCGCGTCTTGCAGCGTCACATACGGCAGTAGCCCTTCTCCGTGTGTTGGCTCCGGGTACTGAAAAGCATTCTCGCCCAAGAACCCAACCAGAATGACCCGTTCTCGCAGCTGCGGTACACCGTAGTCTACGGCATTGAGAATTTTGTATTGGAGGCTGTACCCAATATCCTCGAATTCTTTGCGGACATGCTCAAACAGGGCTCCTTTATCCATGCTCAGAATACCTTTGACATTCTCGAACAGGAAGGCTCTCGGATGTAGGATGCGGAGAACACGCTTGTATTCCATAAAGAGATTTGCCCGCGCATCCATCTGTCGTTTACCGAGCGTGGAGTACGACTGACATGGCGGACCACCGACCACAACATCCACTGTACGGTTTCCTATCGCTTGACGGAGGACATCTTCGGACAGGTCTTTGATGTCTCCTTGCAGCATATTGACCGCAGGATGGTTGAGGGTATATGCTTTCGCAATATCCTTTTGCATCTCGTTCGCCAAGATGATTTCAAAGCGGTCGTTTCTTGAAAAACCGTAACTTAGTCCCCCGACACCTGCGAACAGGTCAACGACTGTGTATTTTCTTGTCTCTGGCATAATGACTCCAATAAAAAATCCGGCACGAATCACTCATGCCGGGCAATGACTTTCTTCAATTTTATTCAGGATACGGTACAGTTCCGTGCCCACAACTCTTGCAAGTTCGCAAGGCACTGCATTCCCTATTTGCTTATACTTGCTCGTTAGATTTCCGCAAAAGACCATATCTTTCGGGAATGTCTGGATAGCGGCTGCTTCTCTATAGGACAGCCGTCTGGTACTACCTTCCTCACCGAACTGCCAAAGGTCTTTGCCGACCTTCACCATGTCAGGCGACCCGGGCCAGAGAGGCACTTGCTTAGCCATCGCGGGAATCGTGAACGATACGCTGTCCCATCCGCGTTTCCGGTTCCGGGACATGTAGCGTGATGAATAGGCTTCTTTGCAGATTTCATCCTCTGCCGCCGGTGCTAAACTCTCTAAAGCCTGCCGGATACTGATACGGTCAGGAAACGGTGCAGGAACCTTGAACTCTACGCCGTACTTCTCAGCAAAGTCTTTTCGGATGCCCACAAGGAGGATTCGCTGTCTATCTTCCGGGACATGATAGTCCGCAGCATTGACAAGGTTGATGGACACCACATATCCCTTGCTCTCAAAATCCGCGATGATAGCGTCCTTGATTTTCCCGCCATCCAGCGTCAGCAAGCCTTTGACATTCTCGGCGAGAAACAGCTTTGGCTGCTTCTTCTCGACCAGCTTGACGCAATGCCGGTAGAGCACATTCCGGCTATCGTCGATTTTCCTCGGTCCCGATAAACTGAAGCCCTGACACGGGAACCCAAAGGAAGCGATATCGCAATCCGGGATGGTATCGTAGTCCACTTTGCCGATATCGCCTTCTACGACTGTGGCATTACTCCACAGCCTATGTGTCTCACAGGCATCATGGTTGAAGTCGTTCGCCCATACCGTGCGAAACCCGGCTTGCTCTAAGCCGATATCGAGTCCCCCTGCACCGGAAAACAGCGAAACATGCGTGTACACTTTATTCTTATTCATTTTTGGCCCTACAAAAAATGAGCGTTAAATGCGCGGAATGCACAAAAAACACACGCGCTCATTTATCGAACGCACGCGTGTGTTTAAGATGCTTTTTGTTGGTCGTTGTGCTTAAAAAAATAGCGGTATCTTCAACGTCTTTGTGCCGCATCGGCGATTCGCTCTTTCGCAACAACAAAAAAATCGGCATCCTTTTCGATGCCGATAAAGTTTCTATTCGTATTTATTGCCGCCACGCCGGTCGAGCCGCTTCCCATACAAAAATCAAGGACCGTATCGCCCTCATTCGTGTAACTCCTGATGAGCCACTCACACAACGCCACGGGTTTCTGTGTGCCGTGTTCCGCGCATTTCTGCTTATCAGTGGCAAATGTCAAAACACTCGTGGGAAATCTCTCGGTGCTGTCGTAGCTTTTTGCCTTGTATTTCCCGTAATCCTCAGTCATCTTAGAGTTCCGCTTATGCTCCGCCGTTGAGACCTTTCTCGGATGCCCCGCGGTTTTCTGAGGGTTGTAGGTGGGCAGTTTCCTGTAAAACACTAGAATATCCTCATGTGCCCGCAGCGGCATCCGGTTCGCGTTTAGGAATCCTACCGGAGATGTCTTCTGCCAGATGAGGTTATACCGCCACGGTATAACCTTACTGTCCATCAGTGTCTTGGTGTACGCTCCTGCCGAGAATAGAATCACAGCACCGTTCTCGGTCAGGATTCTATCCAGCTGCGTCCAAATCCCCTGCTGTTTATTTTCGGTCCAAGAAGCTATAGCATCGACATAGGAAATCCCCGCCTTGTAGCAGGAAAGAAGAAACTCAGTCAGGCTTAGTCGCTTTCCGTCCTTCTCGATGAAGTCTTCAAACGGCAATACCGTATCCCAAGCCTGATGTGTGATACCGTAGGGCGGGTCCGCTAAGACGAGGTTCACGGAATGCGCCGGAATCCCGTTCAGTTTCTCGCAGCAGTCTCCCTGCATCAGCGTAACGGCGCTCATGCTTTACCTCGGAACAGTTCCTTCAAGGTATCCAGCTGGTCAGCCTGAACCCTGCCGTCTCGAATGATTGTGAAGAATCTGCCATCATCGAGCAAAGCCCTGTCCTGCCGCCCGTACATCGTCACGATACCCATGTGCCGGCCTTTGAGGTAGTTCAGCATATCCTTTTCCGGGAACTCTTCCCGGAACCGCCACGAACAGATACTGAACGGAGCGTACTTATTGATGAAATCCTCGCTGTCACTGTGAAATGCCTCGTCCCGATTCCGGTATCTGTGATGCCGCGCCGTAGTTGCAAGGATATCTACCCCGTGGACCGTAGGCACATCGGTATCGACCAGAGGCCCGAACACGACCAATTCCTGTACCTGAAACACAAAAGGTCTTTCCGCCTCGCTCTTATTGATGAGAATCGCTCGCTCAATCGCTTCCAAGCATCGCTTCTGTGCGAGCGCTCGTGAATATTGCCGCTTCTTTTCCGCCATGATTTCCTCCGCAAAACAAAAAAGCCCCGCGCAGACATTTCATCCACGCGGGGCTAGGAATAACTATGAGTATTTAGAAAACAGCTGCTGTCTGCAAAACGACCGGCACCACCGTACCAAGCACCAGGGTCAAGGTCATCATGACCGCCATGACAAGAGAAGCAGCCTTCTGGGCTTTCTTTCGATTCCGCATCTTTGTACCTCTTTTCGAGAAAAGTCAAGCCGCAGAGAACGAATCCCTGCGGCTTACATACTAAATCACCTTATATTCTCCATTGTATCCAATTCGCACGAATGTGCAACTGCCAAGCGACGAACACGAAAATTTTCAGTCACCGGGCTTGCCGCCTTTCTTTCTGCAGCCCGTTAGCAACCTACCGAGCGGCAGCAGCTGAATTCCCAGCGCGTTGCCTATCCAAAACTGCTTCGTCCAGAACGGAAACAAGGCGAACTCCTTTCTGCGTCATTCGTTCTTGTATCCTCGTGTACCTTTTTGTATCTTTTTGTTGTTTTTTTATTGCAATTCCGCCAGCGCTTCTGTATAATAGTTACAGTAAGATACACAAAGCTACAAAATGATACACGCGAAAGGAGTCGCTATATGTTCTCTGTCAAGCTGAATGTCCCTGTCCTGTTTAGCAAGCAGCTGCCAATGATTGCCGAGGCATTGCATGTTGATGAGAAGGTCCTTGAAGATTTCATGACCGTTTCGGCTTTTTATGGCGTTAAAGATGGCAAAGGAACAATTGTCCCTATAAAGAAAACGGATACCGTTGTCCATATCGATTATAAGGCATATGATAGCTACTATTTTGTTGTCGAAGCTATCCTGCAATACGCCAAAGATATCGATGCTTCTGTTACCGTTCCTGTCATCACCGAAATCGAACTCGGTACAGATGTTTTCAAGAAGATGCCTCCTGACCAGCTTTCAGATATTGTATATCTGGCAAAACTGCTCCGCGACAGCAACGACCGCATTCCAAGGCTAAAAGAGTTGAATGCGCCGTACATTCTTGTTGCCAGCGAGTGCGCACACCTGTGCAAAAAGGTAGAGTGCCTTGAAGACAACGCACACATGCCGTCCCCCTCCAAAGACTTAGACGGACATGTATATGCTTCCTTGCATGATATCGGTTATTCGATTCTTGACGGCTGGCTGAACAATGATGACAGTTCCGAGTATAATGATAAGGAGAATGCGGGATATGACCCCGATAAGCTGGCGGCGCTCGTCAAGAAAGCCATCGGTACGCGGACACAGGAGCAGTTTTCCCAGACATCGCATCTCGGCCGCGTATATGTGAACCGTCTCGCGAACGGCAAAACACAGTCTCAGCCTACCGAGGTTACCTTGAAGAAAATCGCCAAGGCAACGGATGCCGTGACGGAAAACGAGCTTCGTCAGGCATGCGGTTATGAGCCGCTTCCTGGTGAGGATGTCGTGGAGTCTAAGAAACGCATCGAAACCGTGGACGACTACACATGGATTCACGAGAACGTCAATTATTTCCTTGAATTCCTGAAAGCGCAGATTCCGATGGCGTTGCCGCTGTATAATCTGGTCATCCTCGAGAATCAGTACATTGGCATCCACAAGGACGGCTATGACCTTTTCGGTATTCATCGCTGCTCGGCTCCCGTCGAGTATTCTGAGGACGGTACTGTTGCGAATGTCATTTACCCCGTTACTTTCGATTTGACAAATTTTCAGCGTGGCATCCGCCTTTCTGTGGCCGTCGGGCTCTTGGGACACTACAGCAAAAACAATGAGTTATACATTACCGACTACATCACCGATGTCGATGCACTGTACAAGTATGCACCCTTTTTGCGCAAGGCTATCGACAAAGTGGGAGAAAATTTCAGGGAAAGCGGTGTAGATATTAAAGACTTCCCGGTATTCTACTATACCATTAACCTGAAGAAGGCATTTACAGCAAAGCATGTCTTTGCGAAAATGGAGAAGTTCCTGAGCAGTCTTGTGAAAGTTCGTGTGGATGCACTCGGATTTTATGCGGACAACCTGAGCGACGAGACCTTCATCAAGTTCCTTAAAAACCATAAGAAGGTCATGACGAACGAGTACGCCGACAACGAAATCAAGGATTTCTACGAGAATGTTGTTGTACGGCATGGCGACATCGAGGACTTCTTTGCGGAGAACTCGGACTATAACAGCAAAGCCGCTATCGTCGCCTATGTCATCCAGAATGAAGCTTCGGACGATACCCCCCGCCGTCTGGTAGACGGATTCACCTTTGACGATGACGACAAGGAAGATAGACCCTGTGTCGCCGCATCGAAGCGGGAAATCGAAGTATGGCAGAAAGAGCATCCCGGCAATGGCTTTAACCTGAAAGTGTTCTCTGACACTCTGAAAAAGTATGCCGATGAGTTGGGCTTAGAGTTCGGTGACGTGTACTACTATCTGGTTGTCGAGGATGACAAGGCTGACGAGATGGGCGTCCGCGTCTGATACTTAACCTACAGCCTCTGACTATCCCAGACAAAATACAATGCTGCTACCCATTATCTGGGCGGCAGCATTTTTGTTTTCCGTTCTGAACATGCATTATCCCGCACTGGCATCCGCACCGGGGGCCTTTCTGCTGGGGGAGTCCGGTGAGTACCCTGCTTGCTGGCGGCAGGCGGCAAGTAGTGCCGGTGCTCTGCGGTTCTGCTGAATTTCGGGCAAAAAGAAAACGAGAACTGCGCCATTAGCGGAGTCCTCGCAAAAGATGATTCTTTTTGATTACATCGTAAGTATACCTCGAGCCGCACGGATGTGCAAGAGGTCATTTGCGATTCTTTTGGGCAGGTTTCTGGTATCCTAAGCGCATCGCCTTGCAGTAGATGGCAGTGCTTGTTCTGTTCAGAGTTTTCTGCAGGGATTCGCTCGCGCCTTCCTCGGGAAAGCGTTCCCGGAGCACCTTCTCCTCATCAGCTGTCCAAGTCGAGCGCTTCTGGTACACAAGGCCCATGATGCTCGTATGGTTCAAGACAGAAGCACGGCTGCGGTTGAGGTCTTTCAGAAGACTCTCGCTTGCACCTTCCCAAGGATACCTCTCAATGAGAATATCCTCCTCTTCCTTGGTCCACCGGCGTCTATTTTCGTATCGGAGCCCCAATGCGTTAGCCTTGATACCGATGAGATAGGCACTGCGCTGAAACAGTTGCACCAGTTCCTGGCTTGCCCCCTCCTTCGGGTATCGTTCAGCCAGAATCTTCAACTCTTCCTCGGTCCAATAATGCCGAGTGCCGTTTATGCCGAGCAGACGAGCCTTTCTGTTAATGGTTGCGGCGCTTCTACCGAGCAGTTTCTGGAGGTCTTTGCTGGCACCCTCGTTCGGATACCGCTCTCTCAGAATTTCGATGTTCTCGTCAGTAAATCTCTTTCGATTCGCATCGCGAAGCCCAACTTGCTGGGCCTTGAAGTGAATCGCCTGCTTCGTGCGGTTCAAGGTCTTTACGAGCGCATCGCTCGCGCCCTCTTTCGGATACCGCTGCTTCATAATCGCTAATTCTTCTGCTGTCCAGGGTTTTGCCATGGTTTTGCACCTCTTTCGTTCGTTGGCAACAAAAAAAGAGCAGACGCACCACTGGGGTGAATCTGCTCTTCTTCGTCAGAATGTGAATTGTACGGAAGTCGTTTATTATGCTGCTATCTATCGTACAATTATAAGTGTATACCATTCGCACAGCCTGGCAAGAGGAAATTGTGCTCAGAACGAAAATGGCGCTCGCTGCGCTGCATCATTTAGTTGTCGTATATCGGTATGCCGATATAGTGCGGGCGTACCCATTTTTTTGAGCGTGGCGAAGAAAACTCTCAGTATTGTGTACGAGTTGCAACTCCTACCAGTTTTGTGTCCTTGCACATTTTCCCAACGAGTTTTTGCTGAAATCCGCACTTTTTCCAGCGAGTTTTCGGTTGTATTCCATGTTTTTCTGTGGATGAGCCTATTGAGAGAAATTTTCTGCACCGCTTTTTCAAAAATTCGTGTCCTCAACACCGCCTAGCAAAGGCAATCTGTGTTCAGAACGAAAATAGCGGGGGTCACGCTTTGTGCGCATCTTGTGTATGGATTGCAACAAGCCGATGCACCCCAAATAATAGCAAACTCCGGGAGCAATACAGCCCCCGGAGCTTATTTGATGTCACCTTTTAAAAAAGATTATTTAGATTGTGCGGCAGACACCTTGAACAAAACCAGCCTGTCGGAACAATGCATCGGAACAATGTCGATTTGGTTTTGATATTGTTCCGCATATCGTTCCGAGCCTATCCCCCACAAACAAAAAAAGCCCTGCACACACCAAAGCAGCATGTGCAGGGTTATTCTTTTATCCGAGAGGCCTCTCTAACACTTCAAGGATGTAGGTGAAGAAATAGAACGCGAGGTTTCCGATTTTATCGGAGTCGTGCTCGACATTTTGCTCTTGCGCTTACTTTTAAGTCTGGGAGCACCAACGGTTTTAGGACTTTCCAAATGGCGCTCATTGGCATCTTGCAAATCAAGCTGCGTATTGCACAAAGCACCGCTATCTACTTCTTTAAGAAACGAAAACTCTTTTTTGTACTTAGCGGGCGTGGGAACAAAAAACGTTCCTGCTTCGTTAAGAAACTGTTGCGCGTCCATAAGCATACGGTTCCACACAAAGCGAACACAACCAAAGGTCTTGGCAAGCAACACTGCTTGCGCTTCCGTGGGGTATGCTCTATATTGTATTGCGCGATTTAGCTTTACAACAGCCATTGCTTGTCACCACCTTATACCTTAATTTTATGCGGCTCGCACGTTTGTGCAACCTGAAATGTGTGGCAATTTCTCCCCCACATGAATGAGGGGGAATCCTTGCCACGTCTTCTTGAATGTCGGCAATCGTCTTGCAAAAAAGTTCCTTGGATATCATTATTCTCTCTCCCATACAAAAAAAGAGCCCCACCAATGACTGGTGAGGCTTTGCATATCAGTAGCGGTAATATCTCGGCACGATTTTGCCATTGTCGTCATCCATAATCATGGCTACAAAGGTTTCCATCTCTGCCGGGGTGAACTCAGCGGTATAGTCGAGCGTGGTGTCGAGTTCTTTGGCGACATCCGACATTGCCTGCAGGAACGCAGCAAACGCCGGGACCTCCTTGTCGGTCAGCGTCACGCCGGTGCAGATGGACAGGTAATCCTCCCCCACATCCGCAACATCGTCCTCTTCTCGACCAAAGACACCATGCACGGACTCGATGGCAGCGAGCATCTTATCTACCTGTACGGCAGTGAACGGCGTATCAGGTTCAAGCGACATCTCGAAGGTGTAGCAGAACCACTTGTGGATGTCCTTGACCGCCGATTCCGGCACATAGTCGGGGTTGTCGCAGAGTTCCTTGCCGTCAAAGGACAGCATGACAACATTGCTCTCCACATCGTAGTATTCGAGGCCCTTGTAGCGAACCGCCTCGCAGCCGTATTCCTGCAGCACCTCGCTCCAGAAATTGTACCCATAGAAGTTCTCGGTGCTGAAAAAGTGAATCATCTCATAGGACAGGAACACCTCAACATCCACATCCGTCACCAGCCGGTCAAGGATTGCGGACATTTCCGGCGTGTGCTGCCAGTCGGTATCAAGACCTTTCAGACCCACGCCGCCGGTCTTATCCTGAACAAACAATACCGTCTTGCCATCGACCTTGATGCTCAGCTTATGCATCGACAAGGATTCGATGCTGGCGGAATTGATGAACTGAAGCAGATAATGTGCGAGGCAGCTGCGGATATCGTCCGCGTTGCTGTCCCCTTTCCGAATCGTGATGCGCTCAATGGCGACCAACTCAGTGCTCATGGTGTTCTCCTTTTTCTGTAAGCGGCAAGATTTATCCTGCGCAGCCAATGTTATAAATTTATTCGATTTTAGGTGATATTATATTGCTTGCAAGTAGCTGACAGCCAGTTTGACAAGCACATACACGCCCGCGAGGTTTTCTGCGATTTTGCAGAGGTATGTCATAATGGCAAACTTTGTCAGTCCTCTCCGCTTGAGCCCGAACATTGCCACGGTGGACACAGTAAGAAGGAACGCGATAGACATCATAGCCTGAACGCTGACCAGTATAAAGACATTAAGGCTGAACTGCACCATGTACTGTGCCTGCACATTCTCGATGTTTTGAAGGTGTAAGGCAAGTTCCTCGAAAACAAATGCAATTCCGGTACAAATCGCAATTACGAGAAGAGTCTGATTCAACACATCGTCGATGACAGAAGACGGCTTCCCGCTCTCAAATTGGCGGATAACCGCCGTCGTTTTCTTACCGAACTTGTAATCGTACACAGCGTTTCCCGCAAACAGCGCAGCCGACGACAGCATCAGTCCCGCCGTACAGACATTGACTATATCCATAGCAGTCACCCGTTGTTTGTTCAGAACGAGAACTTGCACTCACGGCGTTCGCGGCCGTTCCCGCCCCAGTAGTGACGCCAGCGCGGTGCTTTCCCGTCTCCCTCATTCTTGTACTTCTCTGCCACATGGTCGCCTACCGTAAAGACCTTGACATTGACTCTCTGTGCCTTGCCCTTGAACATAAACGGCTGGCGGTCTTCTTTCTTGATAGGATTGAGGTGTACATCAGAGCCTTTGCTGGCAAGGTAGTAGGCGCAGAGCATCGCAAGGCGCACATACGGCGTGCCCTCGTTGTAGACGGGAGGAATTTCCTCCATCGTATCGGGGACCGCCACATCGGTGGTAGAGCGCTGATTCGCAGCTTTCTCAATATACTGTTTTGTGCTCCGAGTCGCTTCCGTTAGCGTCTGCCCCTCCTTAATCCAGGCGGGCAGAGACAGGAACGCATAGTTCTCCTTCTCATTCGCAACGCCACCGACCAACACGATGCCGATAAAGGTATCCTTGGTCTTGGGCTCGAACTCGATATGCACGAACATACCGCAGTAATATTTGCTGTCATACAGCGGCAGATAGAAGTCCTTGAATGCGAGGCGTTCGAGAATCTCGTGGTGGATGACGATATCGTCCGTATCCATCAGCAGTTCCTGAAAGTCCTTGTCGAAGTCATAGACGACCTTCTCCCGCGCCCAGTTCCCGATGGTGTAAATGGGGAAAACCTGTCCAGCCAACTCCTTATCAAGGCCCGGCTGACGCATCTTCTGCGCGACACGGACACACTGCATCATGGCTTCTTTCGTGTACTCGTCAAGAGTCTTGCCTGCCGGGTCCTGAAAGTCGAAACCGATACGGTTCGAGCGGGTAACGGCGTTTGCAACCAATGCGATTCTCAACTGCTCGTTAGTCATAGTATTTCCTCCGTGATTTATGATAATTTTTTGTTTTGATTTGAAAGCCGTTCGCCAGCAAAAGCTGTTGCCCACTGTCTGCCCCGTGGAGGCCGCTTTGAAAAGACAGTTAGCGGATTCCTCCGCCGTTACGCCTTGATGTGCAGGCGTTCATTGATTTCTCGCTCAGTCTTACCCTTAGTGAGGAAGACAGGTTTTACCTTGAATTCCTTTTCCTTAACAATGCGTTCCAGGCATTCCCAGCTCTCGCTATCCGACAACTCGAAACCATACGGGTCGATATTCAGGAACAGCCAGATTGGTTCTGCTTGCGGTTCGCAGCACATCATCCAGACTTCCAGAATTTTCGTAATAGCGGAAATGCCCTTCTTCCACGAGACCGCCATCACGCGGCTAACATCGAAAACCAGAAGCCGGGGTTCCTGCGCATTCTCGACATCGACCTTAACGGAATGCGCAAGGACAAAACCTTTCGGAGTAGATTTATATTGCTTGACCGCCATCGGTATTTGCCCGGGGATGAGCCTGTCGTGGTCTAATACAAGCGCTGCATAGTTGCCGGTCACATCGAACAGGATAATTGTATCGATGCTTTTCTTCAGAATCCTGGCAAGCTGCTGCTTGCACCATGATGCGTTGATGACCTCGCTTTTGCCTGTCACCAGTGTATACCAGGCGTTAGTTTTGATTATTGGTTGCATAAAATCCTCGCGTTTTGGGCTTATAGGTCAAACCACCAAGGAGTGGAACGCTCTTCTATCCCCTGTTCTACTTTTTGCCAAGGCGTTTCGTACTTGCCGTAAACCTGTTCGGTAAGGCGCTTGCTGCATTCATCACACAACGAACCATAGGGCATATCCCATAAGGGCGTTGTGATAAGTTGACCGCAGCAATCACATCTCTTCCCTTCTTCTACTTCCGCAACCTCTTTCATAAAGTTGACGGTCTCTGCATCACCAGTAAAAACCAGCGGTGTCAATTCTGCTTCTGTGCGAACGACACGAAGCAAAGTAAGAGGAGAAGAAAAGTCCCAAGGAATATCGGCGGAACGTAAAGCATCGTAAATGCCGTTTTGTTTTGAATTAGAAACAGAGCGAAGTCGCGAATAGACTTCATCCTCGGTCAAATCCACTTTTGCCATTTCATTCTCCTTTCAGAGAACGAAACGCTGTGCGTACTCGGTCGAAGAATCCTTTCTTGGGTGCAGGAGCCTTTTCGCGCTGGCGGTACAACCCGTTCATAGATTCATCCAGATTATTAAGCTGGTCGCTCAGCTCGCGGATGTTTTCTGGCGTAGAAAACTTCTTTACGATGTCCCTGTCGGCTTTTTCTTTGACAACGGCAACCATCTTATCCAATGTTAAATCGCAATATTCATCCGTCCAATCACCGATGAAATAAAAGCGTTCTACCACGGTTCTTGTTGCGGTATCTTGGAAAGTTCCAAAAAGAATGGGGTCTTTTTCTCTTTTGATGGCCTCGACTCTTCGCTCTTCTCGTTTTGTGTAATCCGTGAAGACTACATACATCTTATCGAAAATGCCCTTGCAACACTCGATTTTCCGAATGATTTCTTCCGGAATCCGCCGCTGATAATTCTCCAGCTCCACAATTTTGACGACCTTGTTGTCTACCATGTGGATAAAATCGTCCACATCACTTTTGTAGACAAAGGTATCAATGCCGAGGTCAAGCAGCTTCTTTTCTCGTGTTATATTGTCGATGTGGAAAAGCAGCTTTTTCTGCGCAGCAATTTGTCCGGAACGCTGATACTCTTCGAGAAGAGCAAGGCAATTCTCATATAGCTGAGAAAGTCCGTCAGCCGTCATTGTCCGCTTTCGGCTTTTTACCTGTTCGAAATATTCGGCAGGAGAAACGATTGTATTGTTCATGATTTTTTCTCCTTTCTGCCTTATTCGGGCAGCGTATCGCATTTGATGTATTCCTCGCAGTATTCGAGGTTGCATTCTGCATATCACCCCATAGTGTGCTTCTCCGATTTCAGTGCCGTTTTCGTTCTGAACGCTATTATCCGGGGTGCAGTCCCCCGCAACCCGCCGCTCGCCATGTAAAGAGTGTCGTCCCCTAAAGGTGGCGAAGCTTGCAAAATTACCCAAAAGAAAAACCGTGACCACGAACACGCAGCCACGGTATAAAAACTGCCAGCCAAAGGCGGTGACCGGCAGGTTAGGATGTACAAGCGGGCAGACATGATGGCATATGCAAAAAATCGCACTTAGAAAGGAAGGTTTTCTGTTCGGCGGGAAAGAGAAAGAGGTTCGAGAACCCGCCAGACCCATTTCCGCTTGTACAATTCTTATTCTATGCAATTCGCACAAACACGCAAGCAAAAAAAGCAAAAAGGAATCCCCTCGCACCGAATGACCGGTACAAGGGGTTCTCACTTTGATAGAAAGAAGGAAGCTGCATCTCTGCAGCGCAGCACATTCAAGTGCCGCAACCGTCATTGACGGGTCGAAGGTTTTGGTGTTTACTCCGCACCGGCTTACAAGGTCATCATCGATGACACCGTCGAGTCTATACCTCCTGCCTTCTATAATGTATTATACCACAAATCGCACTTTTTTGCAAGTTTTTTCTCAAAATCAGGCTCATTTTGTACGCGGCTACGCATCAGCAGCTACGCTTCGACCTTCCCCCGCGCCCCTGAGTTCCGGCAGCTACGCAATTTTCGGAGGAGATGCAGTTTTTGTCCGTACTTTCTGTAACTCAATTCCTAAAAGTGTCCGTATTTCCAACTTTTTGGGAATGAGATGCACCAAATCCCTCAACTCATTTGCAGTTTGCCCTTTGCCTTTCCTGTATGGAAAAAGCACCCGCAATGTGGTATAATTAAAGCAAATAAATTCGTCCAGAGCGGAGATACACACGTCAATAACCCACGACTAAAGTCGCGGGCTTGCTCCGGCAAGTCCGTGCTTTAAATGTTGCTGGAAGCAGCGACAAATTATATCACGGAAAGGAGCTAAGGGCGCATTCCTCCCACGACTAAAGTCGCGGGTTTCCTGCGCCAAACTCATGACTATCGGAGACATTCTCGTTAATACCAACCGGGCAAACCTCAATAATCTGCTACCGTTATCGGAAGTGAAAACCAAAAAGGATTTCGCCAAATTCAAGAAGAAGGGCTATACCGTTGGCATGACTGCCGGGGAATTTCAGGAGAAATACCCGCTTCTTCCCATTGAGAACATTTATGCCTCCTACAACATCCTGTCCTCGCTCTATTATTGCGAGCCTCAAAATCCTACCATCCCGATTGTTTTGAATCTTCAGATTTACGGCGACAAGCGCCTATCTGTTGCAAACGAATCGGATGAAGCATTTCAAAATCGGATTCTCTCGATAGCAAAAGCAATTTCTGAGGGGAATG